GGGCATCTAGAAATCGTGGTGGGGGAGTGAAGCATAAAAATTTCGATAAAAATGATGCTAAGTCCTACGACCACACAAAATCCAAAGACCATGGTGGATTAAAATGAAAAACAAACGACATCAAATAAAGTCCAGAACGTATTATTACTTCTGGGGAGTTTGTACAGTTGCCGTAGTTGCTGGTCAACTTTATGTCGGCACTGGATATCGTGTTATGGCTGAGAGTGTAAATCTTCTCACACATACTTTGGTTGGAGAACTTGTTCAGGGAGGACCTAAAAATGGGACTATTAAATATTGATAAGTCTAAACTGGTAGAACCAAAAGTGAAGACTACCCCTGAGAATGTGCAGGAAGCAAATGAAGCACTATTTCGTGCTAAAATGACTCTACCTGCTGCCGCAAAACATTGTGGTATGACTCAGAAGGAAATGAAAATGACCTTCCTTGAATACTTGAAGTATCATCCTAAAGATTATGATCAATCCCAGTCTCTTTGATTTTGCCTCTATTTTTGGTGTAGTTAAGTCTACTGAAGGATTAAAAAGAAATCAGACTAGACCTTTACGTGCCGAAGTTCAAGAAATTTCTATTGCCAAATACAGTGGCGGACAACTTAAATATGTTGGAGACACTGAAAATGGTAGAGATTTTTATGGACTTGTAGATAATCTTCATTACGAATCAAAAGGCATGGATGGTATTTTTTGTAAGACTATACCATGGACAAAGGAAATTACACTGAAAAATTTTCAAGGTAAAAATTTGGGACTCCCTGAAAAGACTTTTGATTACATGCTACTATGGGATACTAAAACTTATACTGTAGGCATTTGTACTTGGGATGCTTGTATGAAGCAAACGAAAGTTAAAGACGCAACAGTTTCTTTTAGGGTCCATTTTGATGATATTACGTTTCTCGCCAAGAATGTGATTCCAGTAGAGAAAGAAGATTTTGCTACTAAACTTTATAATTTGATTGAGCAAACTGTATGAAATCCCTGAAAACACCTTTACGCTACCCGGGCGGTAAGTCCCGTGCCTGCACCAAGATGGACCAATACTTCCCTGATCTCAGGGAGTATGGTGAGTTTCGTGAACCATTTCTTGGTGGCGGTAGTGTCGCTATTCATATTACCAAGAAATATCCTAACCTAAAGATTTGGGTTAATGATTTGTATGAACCTCTTGTCAACTTCTGGCAGCAACTCCAGATGTTTGGTCGTGAGATGAGAGATGAACTGCTGCAACTAAAATATCGTCATGTCGATCCCACCAGCGCCAAAAACTTATTCCTTGACGCCAAAAAATATCTTGCTCGACCTCTGGAAGACAGTGAAAATTTCCACCGTGCTGTTTCCTTCTATATTGTTAATAAGTGTTCTTTCTCGGGTCTTACTGAATCCAGCTCCTTCTCCGCCCAAGCAAGCGACAACAATTTCTCCATCAGAGGCATTGATAAACTGCCAGGTTATTCAGAAATAATCAAGAAATGGCGTATAACTAATTACTCCTATGATTACTTACTGGGTGATGAAGGTAATGCTTTTGTATATCTTGATCCTCCTTACGACATTAAGGATAACCTCTATGGGCGTAAAGGATCAATGCACAAAGGATTTGATCACGATAGGTTTGCTGCTGACTGCTCTGCTTGTAGTCTTGATCAGTTGATTAGTTATAACTCTGACCAGTTAGTCAAAGACCGCTTCAAAGACTGGAGTGCTGCTGAGTTTGATCTTACCTACACAATGCGCTCGGTAGGTGAGTATATGCGAGAGCAAAAGAAACGTAAGGAACTGCTACTTTTTAATTATGGAATTGAAGGACTGGTTAAACTCGATCAATCAGACGAAACAGAATCTGATTGATGAAGATCCTTCACTTGAGAAGGAATATCCTCCATACATTGTCAATCGCTGCTTTTCTGGGCACTTAGATGCTGTTCTCTTTGCTAATGAGATGAACCAGTATCACTTTCTTCCTAAAAAACTACAATATGATTTTCTTCTAAATAGTCTGAGGAAAAAGAAGAGATTTTCTCCCTGGCTCCGAAAAGATACAATCAAAGATCTTGATTATGTCAAACGTTATTATGGTTATAGTAATGAAAAGGCAAAACAAGCTTTGAGGATTCTTACAGAAGAACAACTTAATTTTATAAAATCGAAATTTGAAACTGGAGGAAAAAAATGATTTCTTACTCCAAATGCTTGAATGGTCTAAAAATCTAAATAAAAGATATGTAAACAATTTTGAGAAAAATTATGTCAGTTGTAAATGAACCGATTGTAAAATGGACACCAGATATGATGGTTGAAGTGGTTCTTAACGAACCAGATGACTTTTTGAAGGTTCGTGAGACTTTGACCCGTATAGGAGTTGCGTCAAGGAAAGAAAAAAAATTATACCAATCCTGTCATATTCTTCATAAGCAGGGTAGATATTATCTTGTAAGTTTTAAAGAGCTCTTCGCCCTTGATGGCAAGCACGCAAACCTGACGGTGAATGATGTTCAGCGCCGTAATCGTATCGCCCAACTCCTTGCTGATTGGGGTCTGATTGGTATTGTGGATGTCACTAAGATTCAGGACATTGCTCCTCTGAATCAAATCAAGGTCCTTGCCTATAAGGACAAGGGAGACTGGATTCTGGAAACCAAGTACAATATTGGTTCTAAGAAGAAGCGTGTAGAGGAAACCGAATGAAACTGGGGGCTTGACGCCCCCTTTTTTATGCCTTATAATATGAACAAGTCAGACAAGCGTGAGCGACATCTGATCCAGAAGAGAATAATCTCTTCGCAAAGCAAACTGCTATTTAATTATGTCTAATTTTCGTAAACTGCCGACAGCATCTTCTTGTCCTGATGTTGATTGGTTTAAGGATCTTCCTCTTCCAAAAGGACGGACCTTTGTATGCACTGGTCGTGAAAAGATCAAACTTGATCAGATTGAGCGAACCAATGAACAAGGACAAGTCGTAAACATTGCGCGTGAGCTTGGAACGAACAAAGAGAACGTTCAAGACTTGGCCAACAATATCAAGATCAATGGAGTTCTTCTTGATGCTCAACCTCCATTTGTAGGAACAAACGATCGACTCTTTGATGGTTTCACTCGCACTGAGGCAATCATCGGTATGGGTTCGGAGTATTGGGTATTCAACGTCGTAGAACCTAAGGAGGGTTTTACTTGGAGTGATGTGTGGGATGAGATTGGTCTTGGAGCCAATAACCATCCACCTAGTAAGTCTGCCACTCGTGGAGATTTTAGTAAAGCACTTGCACGTTGGGTTGCCATTCAAGAACAAGAACCTACTCAGGGAAAATGTGTTGATTGGATCAACAATATTCCGCATTCTTTTTCACAAGAGATTGTAACCAACATTGCTGAAAAGGTGTTGAAGACTCAACGTGCTGTTAATACAGTCGAATCTGTTGATAGTAAAAGTGTCGTCTCAAAAGTTCGCCAAGAAATGAATACACTTACTAATCGTGTAGATATCATTCCCTTTAATGTAAGTGGTAATACCACTTATTTTAAAAGAGCTGCTTTTGATGTTCTTGAATCAATTTCAAATCCCAAAAAGGATACGAGGATTGGTGTTGGATACACCAAAGATATCCCTGCAGAAGAGATAAATGCGGTTCGTGAGGAAGGTTTGAAGAAAATTGAAGAGATTAATGATTTGTTTGAAGCAGCATTTCAAGTTCGTATGAAACGTGGTGATGACTTTAAACTGCTTGACATCAAGTATATGATGCCTCAAATCATTGATGTTGAGACCTCTTTGATTCCTGTCGAGAAACCCGAATAAAAAGGAGCGGGTTTCACCACCCGCTTTTTTTGTACTTCTTGTATAATTAGTAGTGGATGCCGAAAGGATCTACACAATACAAACTCGCTTTTAAAGGAGCTACAAAAATGACTAACCTCATGAAGTATCACAGTGCCGATCTTCCTGCCCTGCTTGATAAGATAAATAGGCATAGCATTGGAATGGATGAGTATTTTGACCGTCTGTTTAAACTCCACGAAACGACATCAAACTACCCTCCATACAATCTAGTTCAAGTCAGTAATGTAGAGTCCCGACTTGAACTTGCACTTGCAGGATTCAGGAAGGCAGAAGTCAATGTCTACACACAAGATGGTAAACTCTTTATTGAAGGTCAAAAAGAGGACAAAGAAACTGAAACTAACTACTTGCACAAAGGTTTGGCTCAACGGTCGTTTACACGAGCGTGGACACTCTCTGATGATACGGAAGTTAGATCAGTTGATTTTGAGGATGGGCTTTTAACAGTCACTCTTGGTAAGATTGTTCCAGAGCATCATCAACGTAAGGATTATCTGTAATCCTTAACATCTGTTTTATGTTTAGTAGCGGTTGTGACAGATTTTTGTATCAATATGATACATAATTGCTATATAATTATGACCTATGGAGGAGACGATGAATTTCACAACCGCCACCTTAACATTGGGAACAGCAATGACTCTTTTCTTCGGGGGAACGATCGCCGCCGTTCTGCCCTGATACATCTTGATAAATACAACTGAATATCGTCGGCGCAGACAGGGAGGTAACTGGCACAATCCAGTTTGACACCTCCCTTTTTTATTGGTAGAATGATTGGAGAGAAATTTAGGAAATGTCGGTAAAACTTGCACTATTGAAGTCTGGTGAAAATGTAATCGCAGACATTAAAGAACTGATTTCTGATGATAAAATCTGTGGATACTTATTTAAAAATCCACAGAAGATTAAACTGACGGAATCCTTATATCTTAATGAGGAACCACTAGAAGAAGATGATTCTGTTGGAGTATCTTTTTCTCCATGGATTTTGTTTTCTGCTGACAAAGAAATTGCTGTAAGACCAGATTGGATTGTCACTGTTGTGGATCCAGTCAAGGATATAATTAAACTGTATACGGAGCATACTAATGGAACAGATAGTGAAGTGTCTTTTACTGAAGAATGACACGGTATTGATTACTGAGATTGTAGAAGTCGGTGCCGATATCGGAGAACCAGACTGCAAACTTACCAAACCGTTCGTTCTTAGAAAACAATCCGAAGAGTATTATTTGGAACCTTGGATTGACTTTTCTCCACAAACTGAATACATGATTAGTTCTGAGAGTATTCTTACTCTTGCTGACCCAACACCTGATTTGCTTTCCAAATACTTTGAGATGATTGCCTGATGCGCTTTTACACCAACGTGCAGATGGTCGGGGACAACTTTCTAGTCCGTGGTTATGAGAATGGTCGCCATTTCATGACTAAGGAGAAGTTCTACCCGACTCTTTTTGTCCCTTCTAAAAAAGAATCCAAGTATCAAACTCTGACTGGTGAGTATGTGGAACCAGTCAAACCAGGGACGGTAAGAGAATGTCGTGAGTTTATCAAGAAGTATGAGGGCGTAGAGAACTTTAAGATCTATGGTAATACTGGATACATCTACCAATACATTTCTAAAATGTATCCAGAAGAAGAGATTAAGTTTGATACTAACAAAATCAAGATCACCACGATTGATATTGAGGTTGCATCCGAGAATGGATTCCCAGACGTAGAATCCGCCGCAGAGGAAGTTCTACTTATCACTATTCAGGATTATTCGACAAAACAGATTCGCACCTGGGGGCGTGGTCCGTTTAAGAATAAGCAGGAGAATGTCATCTACAAAGGGTTCAGAACCGAGTATGAACTTCTGAGTTCCTTCATCAACTGGTGGATGGAAGAACAAAACATCCCAGAGGTTGTGACTGGATGGAATAGTGAACTGTATGATATGCCGTATCTTGTTCGGCGTATTGAGAGGATTCTTGGTGAGAAGTTGATGAAACGTCTCTCACCTTGGGGTCTTGTGACTGAACGAGAAGTGTACATTGCTGGTCGTAAACACATTGCATATGATGTTGGCGGTATTACTCAACTTGATTATCTTAACCTTTATAAAAAGTTTACATATAAAGCACAAGAATCCTATCGCCTTGACTACATAGCAAGTGTGGAGCTTGGACAGAAGAAACTCGATCACTCCGAGTTTGATACTTTTAAGGACTTCTATACTAATGGTTGGCAGAAGTTTGTAGAATATAACATCATTGACGTGGAACTTGTTGACCGAATGGAAGACAAGATGAAACTGATTGAACTTGCCGTTACGATGGCATATGACGCAAAGGCAAACTATGCCGATGTATCCTCACAAGTCAGAATGTGGGATACAATCATCTTCAATTATTTGAAGAAAAGAAACATAGTCATTCCTCCTAAAGAACGTTCGGACAAGGACTCAAAATATGCAGGAGCATACGTCAAGGAACCGATTCCTGGAAAGTATGATTGGGTTGTGTCTTTTGACCTCAACTCTCTTTATCCTCATCTCATTATGCAGTACAACATCTCCCCAGAGACCCTCCGTGAGGAAAGACATCCCAGCGCAACTGTTGAGAAAATCCTGAATGAGGAACTAACCTTTGAGATGTATAAGGACAATGCAGTATGTGCCAATGGTGCCATGTACCGTAAGGATGTTCGTGGTTTTCTCCCAGAACTGATGGAGAAGATCTATAAAGATCGCACCATCTATAAAAAGAAAATGCTCGCTGCTAAACAAGATTATGAAAAAACTCCTACCAAAGCACTTGAAAAAGAGATTGCCAGATGTAACAACATTCAGATGGCTAGGAAGATCCAACTCAATAGTGCTTATGGTGCTATTGGTAATCAATACTTTCGTTACTATAAACTTGCTAACGCAGAAGCAATCACCCTCTCAGGACAGGTCTCCATCCGTTGGATTGAGAACCGAATGAACGGATATCTAAATAAGATTTTGCAAACAGAGGGCGAAGATTATGTCATCGCATCTGACACCGATTCAATCTATCTTAATATGGGACCTCTTGTTACTAAATTTCTTAGTAATAAGTCTGGTGATAAAACAGCAGTTGTTTCGCTACTTGATAAGATCTGCCAAGACAAGTTGGAACCATTCATCGAACAATCTTATCAGGAACTTGCGGATTACGTTCAGGCATATGAACAAAAAATGATTATGAAGCGTGAGAATATTGCCGAACGTGGTATCTGGACTGCGAAGAAGCGTTATATTCTCAATGTCTGGAATAGTGAAGGTGTTCAATACAATGAACCTAAACTAAAGATGATGGGTATTGAGGCAGTCAAGTCTTCCACCCCTGCGCCTTGTCGCAAGATGATTAAGGATGGTCTCAAACTGATGATGAATGGGACCGAAGAAGATGTGATTGATTTTATTGATCAGTGCCGTAAAGACTTTAAGGCACTCCCACCAGAAGAGATTGCATTCCCACGCTCAGTATCTGATGTCGTCAAGTATAAGTCTAATGCCGACATTTATATCAAAGGCACTCCCATTCATTGCCGTGGAGCACTTCTCTTTAATCACTATATCAAGGAGAAAAAACTAACCAATAAATATTCACTTATTAATAATGGTGAAAAGATCAAGTTTCTCTATCTGAAAAAACCGAACATTATTCAGGAGAATGTGATCTCCTTCATTCAAGACTTTCCAACAGAACTCGGTCTTGACAAGTACATTGACTATGACTTACAATTTGAAAAGAGTTTTGTAGAACCACTCAAGTCTATTCTTGATTCAATTGGATGGTCTGTAGAAAAAACTGTTAACCTTGAATTATTTTTTGCCTAATGGATTGAACCTCGCGGCAGCAACTAGTCGGGGGCGATGAGTTGTGTAAGTCCGCATTTTGTTTTATAATAAATACTATACCCCCGACAATAGAATTATGCCTAGGATCAAACATAGACAAACCAATACGCCTACGTGGGTTAGTTGGTCCGCAATGGTTGCCAGATACAAGTGGAGACCTGAATATAATAAGAGAGGAATATATGAAGGTTGGATTGGAAACAATGGATATCTGACCTTTTTATCTGATATGGGTGAACGTCCAGAGGGATACTCTATTGAGAGAATAGATAACAACAAAGGTTATTATCCTGACAACTGTAAATGGGCTTCTATGAAGGAACAGGAAAATAATAGAGGTAACAATAATCAAATTGAATATCAAGGTCAGACTAAAACTATCACACAGTGGGCAGAGGAGTATGGTCTATCACACCAGACCTTACGTCACAGATTAAATAAACGTGGAATGACTATTGAGGAGGCATTGACTTCTCCTAAACTTTACGGGTATAATACCAGGAAATGACTATGACTATGGACTTCTTACAGGATATTGTAAAAGAGATTGGTGACGACTATACCAAACTCGCAGCAGATATAGACGAGACTGAAACTTATGTGGACACAGGTTCGTACATTTTTAATGCACTGGTTTCAGGTAGCATATTTGGTGGTGTATCTGGGAATAAGATTACTGCTATTGCTGGAGAGTCTTCTACTGGAAAGACTTTCTTTTCTCTCGCTGTGGTTAAGAATTTTCTTGATACTAACCCCGATGGTTATTGTCTCTACTTTGATACTGAGG